TGCCCCATGTTCCTCAGAGCCTGGAAGCGATTGTGTACACATTGCCGCTACAGATGCTTTCCTATCATGTAGCCCTGTTAAAAGGCACAGATGTAGACCAACCGAGAAATCTAGCTAAGTCAGTGACAGTGGAATAAATTTCGTAATATAAAATGTGAGGATGTTGATTACGGTTACGACATTAAAGTTGTGACCCAAATCCTCACATTAAAGGACATACCCGAAGACCAACTAAAACGTCTTTTATTGATTGAGACCCTTTATGAAAAGGGTCTCAATTCTGTTCAAATAACTGATTTTCTCAATAGTCATCAGATCTCTACCCCTACCGGTCTTTCATACAACCCAAAACTTGTTTGGGTTACTCACAACAAATTCCAAAAAAGAAAAAAACGGATCAACAACACTCTTGTGTCGGTTGATCAGGACTACTTTTACATTAAAGAAGGAGTGAAGTTTTGGACCGTGTAGCAATTTATGGTCGAGTATCGACAAACGAACAAACATCGGATAATCAGATCAATTTCTTACAAGAAATAGTAAATAGAAATGGTTGGGAATTAGTTCAGACATATGTTGATGAGGGAATATCCGGGACAAAAGGTCGAGATAAAAGACCAGAGTTTGATCGACTTTGTAAGGACATGGTGAGAAGAAAATTTAACCGAATTCTCGTGTGGGATATCTCTCGATTAGGACGGTCACTTCAACACTTGGTTGAGTTCCTAAATGATGTTCAGTCCGTAAATTGTCACCTATACATACATCAATCGGGACTTGATACATCTACACCATCAGGAAGAATGATGTTTCAAATGGTTGGTGTCTTCTCTGAATTTGAAAGATCCATGATCTCCGAAAGGGTCAAGTTGGGTCTTAAAAGGGTTAAGTCCAAAGGAACCAAACTAGGACGTCCAACTAAGATTGACGACATAACCAAAGAACAGGTTTGGAACATGGTAGATGAAGGGAAGTCACTTTCTCAGATATCAAAAATCTTGGAAATATCAAAAATGTCAGTATCAAGGGTGAATCGAGAAAGAAATCCATGACTTTAGATTTAATTCTGGTAACATAATTTCTTATAAGAAATTATAAGTTGAGGATGGTCGTAAATGTCTGAAAAAGATCAAAGTTTTTCACTGATCCACACTCCTCATGGTCAAACACGACCAAATGAAGAATCGGATACAAAATTCTCATTCACAAATTTTTCAAAAGAATTTGATGATCACATTGATAAGTCGATTAGGGGTTACTCAACTCTTAGGCAGGATGTGTTATCGATAAGTCGATACTTTGTTGAAGACGATACAACCGTCTTAGACCTAGGTTGTTCCCAAGGATCTCTTCTGAGGAAAATGTATGAAAACAATGATCATGTCACAAATACAGAATACCTTGGGGTCGAGATTAACGATAGTTTTCAACAACACTGGAAAGACGAAGATCGACTTAGATACATTGTAGACGACATTACTACGATGGAATTCCCTAAAGATCTCTCTCTTGTAACATCACTTTTCACATTCCAGTTCATCCCAGAAAGGAAAAGAGTTCCTTTGATGGAAAAGATCTACGACAACCTAATTGAGGGTGGTGGTTTTGTGTTCAGTGAAAAATTGTTGTCGATAGGTGGAAAGGTCCAAAACATGATGGAGTTCATGTATTACGACTACAAGAGAGAACACTTCACTGAGAAAGAGATTTTAGATAAAGAGATCGAACTTAGACATCTAGCAAAACTCACCAACGAAGATCTATTGATTAAACAACTCTTAGGGGTAGGTTTTCGTCAGATCCAAACATTCTGGAGAAATTTCAACTTTGTTGGAATGGTAGCACTCAAACTTCCATCAAATAATTGGGATAAGAAATGAACGAAATCATCTCAAGAAACGAATTAACGATAGAAGAACACGTTCAAAGAATAAAACTGTGTTTGGATAGAACACGTCAGTCGATTTTTGACACAGTTATCTCGATCAAGGAATGTCGTGACCAAGTAGGTGATGAAGTATTCCAGAAAGAAATATCAACACGATTAGGGATGAGTCCATCTACCCTGAATCGTTGGTTGTCGATTGGTAACTCACAATTTGTGATGTCACATCAGGATAAAGTTCCTACAACATTCACGGGTCTCTACTATCTCACACAATTAGAAAAAAAATACTCTGAATATTACTCTAGAGATGGTCTACAACGTCTTGAGAAACTCTTACAAGATGGAAAGATTCATGAGAACACACAGCAAACCGACATACAGGAAATTCTGAATAAAATTTCCAACCAAATTAAGAAACGTAAAAAGAAGGAACGTGAAAAAAATATCGTTGATCTTGTCGGTGGAAGTATTGGATCAGATGATAGATCAACAACACTGGATGAACTAATCGACAGTAGATCAATGTTCCGTTGTGTCTTTGTTGACCTTAAAAAAGACCTAATTTCTAGATGGGGTGATCAAGGTTTTTTTGAAACCGATATTCAATCAGAGTTTCCTCTCCACGAATTAAGAACCCCTTCAATTACCGAAACGGTTACATGTTTGATTCGTGTACCAATGAAAAAAATTGACGTTGGGATCAAAGTTCTTTCGTCGTTTGGGTTCAGTTACAGGGATACATTCGTTCCATCTTCGAAATCGGATGATATGTCCTTACTTGATAACCAAGATGTCCTCATTCGTGGAGAACGAGGTGGTGGTCAAAGGTTGGTTGATGTTCACCTACAAAGTCCGAAGACAAAAGATGTTTTGGATTTTTGTGAAGGTGAATTCGAGGGTCCATTCCTTGTTGTGTTTGATGAAGTAGATCGGAGCAACTGGGTATGTATCACGAAATAAAGGAACAACTCCGTCTGATCATTAGTGAAAAGTTTCCAGAGAAAGAGATATGTCTTCTCTTATCAGGTGGTGCTGACTCGACGTTGGTTGGTCTTGTTGCTGATGAATTAGGAAAGAAAGTCCATTCGATAAGTTTTCGTCTCAAGGACCAAACAAGTTGGGATTTTCAAACAGCAAAATTTACATCCAAATCACTTGGTTGGTATTTTCACGAAGTTGTTGTTCCTACCAACGATCCCAAAGTCGATTTCTTAGATTTGGTTCAAAACCACAAATGTAAGAAGAAAACCGAGTTAGAAGTCCTCTATCCGTTCATACATTTAATGAAGAAGGTTAAGGACTTAGGTTTTAGTAAGGTTTTGACGGGTTTTTCATCACCATTACCGGATGGAAGAAGGGATTCAATAAAAATCAAACAAAATAATTCTCAATATTGGGAAGAGACGTTATCTGAAGAATTTGATTCTTCTGCTACTAAAATTTGTGTGGAGTTTGCTCAAAGAGAAAATATTCTTGTTCACCAACCACTCAACGATACATCGATCAAGAAAATTCTAGTTGGTAAAACTTGGACTGAGATTCACAAACCATATTGGAAGTCACCTTGGAAAATTCCCTATAAAGATACTTTTGAAAAACTTGGTTTGTTGTCGTTGGGAAAGACTCCTGGTCTTCAAGTTGGTGGGGGTATTGAAAGTTATTTTTCTCCATTGATTAATGATCCTGAGATAAATTTCAAAGGATATATTTCTGGTAATACGACCCAAAAACTCTCCCAGTTGATCAGACTCTGGTCAGATATAGATCCCTCTACGGAAGTAAATCCATATCCCGTCCGATATGACTTTGAACCATATTCACTTAAAGATGTAATGACAGCATCTGATAGAGAAGACTTCACGGTTGTTTCTACATTTGCTGGTGGTGGAGGTAGTTCAACAGGTTATAGATTGGGTGGTGGAAAAATTCTTCTCGTTAATGAATTCATTCCAGAAGCAGTTCAAACCTACAAAGCAAACTATCCGTCAACACCGGTAGAGATGATAGACATAAGAAAGATCACACGACGTGGTGGTCGACAGTATGTTTTAGATTGGTTTAAGTCGTATGGAATTGAAGAAGGTGAATACGACATCTTGGACGGGTCCCCACCATGTTCAACCTTTTCAACTTCTGGAAAGGGTAAAAAGAAAATTGAAGAGAAGAATGTAAAGTATTCAGATACAACACAAGATCGTATAGGGATGTTGATCCACGACTTTGTGTATATAGCAAACTGTACCAAACCCAAGGTATGTGTGATTGAAAACGTTCCCTCTATCAAATCATCAGACGTATTCCATCATGCTTTGAACCGACTTCGACGTTGGGGATATAAGGTCAATTTCAAAGTTCTGTGTTCCTCTAATTTTGGAGTTCCACAACGTAGAAATAGATTAATAGCAATAGCAGTCAGACCAGATATTTGTCGTAAAGTTGGTATTAAGACCGAAGAAGATATTCTTGGTCTGTATCCCCAAGGATCAATCTATGAACCAACTCTTCGAGATGGACTTAATGGTGTAGTAGTAGATCCTCAACAACGAAACTACTTAATGATGACTTCTGTTAAGTCGTCAGGATATGAATTAATAAAGTCCATACCAAAAGATCCACCTTACCCAATGAAATTAAGTGATGTCGATCCCGATTGGACATCCGATTTCAATCTTGTCCGAGCAAGTTGGTATCACCCATCTCCAACACTGACTCAAATGGGACAGCAAGGAGGTCGTGGTGGTATTCATCATCCTGATGAAGATAGAGTCTTTACAACAGATGAACTCAAGAGACTAACGGGGTTACCGGATGACTTCCGATTAACGGGAACTTTTAACCAGAAAGCAGAACGATGTGGACGGATGGTTACACCTCACTTGTATAAACATCTATCAAGATCTATATATGAAAAAGTGATCTATCCATCAAAATGAGAGTAAAACATAAGTAATTGAATCCAAAATGTCATTTATTACGTATAATTTACTTTTGTCATAAGCTAGTGCGGTGTCATTATGAAAAAATTCCTATTTCTTGTATTAATAATCTTTTCCTCTCAATCCTTCGCTACTTCATATACCTTCGAATGCCAATCAAGAGGCGTTATGAAATTAGATCTTGATAAAAATACTTTTGAATGGGGACGATTTGGTGAAGTTCCGACAGAATTTAATGTTACAGAAGACTCTGTTGAATTATTAAAGCCATTTGGTAAAAAATATTATTTTAAATTTGATTTAAACAACGGTGATGTCTTATTACTACAAAATGGTAGTGAAAGTAAATTTGATTCATGTACTGTCACTAAAAAAGAGAAAAAACACGAAGAAAAGAAAATGTTAAAGATTAACCCCGATTTTAGGAAAAATAAATATACGTTTAACTGCGTTAAAAACGGAAGATATGCACGAGATCGAGGTGGATATATTATGACCTTCGATTTTCAAAATAATACGCTTGAATGGATAACAAGTGCTCACGATCAAATAGTAGATAAAATAATAATAGGTATACACGAAGTTGCTGAGGAAAATTCAATTTATGGAGATGGTGGATTTAAGCATAACAAAAACATAATATTTACAAAATCTTATGATAATTACCCCCGATACTTTAATTTAGAGTCCGGTGAGGTTTACACGAATTACGATTCATGGGGTCGAGACCTAGAAAAAGAGTTTTTAGATGGAAGATGGTCTAGAGGTTTAGAACCACAAAACTGTGAATTAAGCGCTTCAGAAACAAGTATCGATAAGCAAAACATCCCTCGATTTGCTTTATCACAAGAATTTAATAAACTTTCACCAGAGAATAAAGTAATTATCAGAAAATATATTTTAGAATTTTCAGATTTTAAAGATAAAGATAATATCTACTTCGATCCTCTCTCAACAAAAGATATTAAGTACAATTTCAATTCGGATGAGAAATTAAGCTTCAATAATCTGTTTATAGATTTTTTAATTAGTTTTAGTAAAAATTTTGAAGATGATAGCCTTGTGGTATCATCAAATGAAAGTGCCAATAAATTTTTATATTTTTTAATCCAACAATATTCACTCCTTACATCAACAGCTAGAACTGAACCTGATGTTAATAATTATATTGATGAAAAATCAATACAAGACTTATGTTTTAATACAGTCACTTATCTTGAAAATGCTGTTCATATATTTGTATCAAATCTTGATCCAAACAGTTACTACGGTTCTGAGTTTTTAATTAATTTATTTAGAAATTACGGAATAAATGTATTAAGTTTGAAAAACTATAATTTGAAAAAAAACTTTACATTAAAAGATATTAAAAGCTCTGATAACCAAAAAATTGATTACTGTACTAAAGAGTCAAATATAGTAAATGAATATGCCGGTAGAGAGTTAATACAAGAAAATAAATCGTCGATTAAAAAATTTATGATCCTCGAAACTAACTCTTTGGAACGTGAAAGATTGAATGGTAGTTGGTTGATAGGTGATACTTTCATGAATTTTAATGGAGTAACTACTGGTAGAAATGGTCGTTCTTCTTATAATGCTGGCTCTTATAATCTTGGTAGACAGATTACAGATGAGTTAAAACAAGTTTTATCTATTCCATTTGTTGTTTTTGTTCATAATACTGACAAAACCGATGGCACCACCCAGTGTTTCGCTGAATTTACCGGTTTTTCAAAAACTACTGAGGTAAAGAACATCCTCAATAAAAGAGATTCTAATTATGCAGATGGTTTCTCATTGTCCTATTGGGGAGTTCCTTTACAGTTTTATTCGCCCAGAGACCAAGAAGGAATGTATTTTGTAGGTAATGGTCAAGCGTTAGATGTTTCTAATTTTTATTCATCATTTGAAAATAAGTTTGATTTTGAGATGTTCAAAAACAATTACAAAGATCTAAGTTATACAAACTCAAATCTAGTTCCGCTTAAAATAGGTGACGGGATAAGTAGAGATACGAATGAAACTATAAATTCTGTTGAATGCAATCAGGCTCTGAAATTAGCACGTAATAGGGTGGCAAGTTATTTAAATCGATAATCGACACCCACTCTTTCATCTGTTTTTAAACACTTCAATTCACCTTTGAAGTGTTTAAAATAGATGACTTTTTCACTAATGATGCTTGATTCACAATTAATTCTTTCATTAAATGATATGATCTCAATATACTCTTTTTTATTTTCATGATTTTCTGGTGTTAATATTAGGAAAAGTGTCCAGTAAAACATAAACCCTCCTTTTTTTACAATATAACAAAAATACATGTTTTTGTTACAGCAAAAATGACGTCCTTGAGGTCAATAAAATAAAGGGTTTCAGGACGTCATTTCAAAAGGGTTTTTGTTACACCTTGGATTTGAAAGATTTTAGTCGTTGAAGAAGAACCTTGTCTTCTGTCCCTACCCCGATCCCAAGACCTGAAATGTAGGATAAAAGTTTGTTTTGTTGGGAGATCAACTTGTTCTGTTTCATAGGGTCTTCTTCTTTTTCAATTTGTTTGGTTAGATTGTTGATCTTCAGAACAAGAGTTCCAACGGTAAGTCGAACCCACATCGGATACTTACCTTCAGATATAAATTGTTTGAACCTCATCATGATCGATCACCTTCAACAACAACGATCGATACAGATCCCTTTCTCAGTTGTTTATCCAATTCTTTGATGAAGTCCTTTTTGTCTTGTGTTGATGATAGATCCCAAACATCACATTTGTTGGACTTCATGGATTGAAGATTTTTAACAACTACTTGTTTGGATAAGGTTTGGTGGTTGGAAGTCATCATAGTCGTAGTCCATCATCATATGGATCAAAGAAGTCTGTTAATACCGGAATGTTAAGTGGTTCATCATATGAATCTTCCCAACGACATGAATTTGAATGATTGGATTTTGGAGGGTTCTTTTGTTCAATGTTCGTAATGAGATCATTCAATCTTCCATCTTCCTCGATAAGTTTGAACTCTCTTCGACAGAATTCTTCAATCATTGAGTTTAGGATTGATGTTCTTGAGACCCGTTTGAAATTAACAAGTTGATCAAAGTTCTTTTTCAAATGATTAGGAATGTTAAAGTTGATTAATGTGTATGACATGGTTGTATCTCCTATTGGAAGAACTGATCTAGGGATACAGTTTCAGATCTTGGTGTGTATCCTTTGATCAATGGTGAAAAGTGGTTGTAGATTTCATCAACTGTTTTGTTTTTGAATTCTGGTTCTCTTTCAATGAAACTGATGATTGATGAGAACTGGTTTTCAGTGATTTGATATCCATTGATGATTTGATCTCTTATAGACTTGATGACTGGTTTCATCTTTAAGTTCTTTTTGATTAGATAAAGACACAAGTAGTTGTTGAGTTCTGTTCTTAATGGTTTGTTGTTCATAATCTTTAATCCTTACTAAGTTTTAGGTAATAAGAAGGACTAAAGGAAAAGATGACCTTTCCTTTTTGTGAGTTGATGGACTGATTGAGGGAATTTATTCCAGCAAAATCAATGTAAGAACACGTTGTCCCAATCAACTGAAGACTGAAGTCCTTCACCCTTCGATTTATTTTTAAGTATGTAGTCCATCCATCCGTCGTAATGATCGATGGGTTTGATTTGAATATCGTTGTAACCAAATTTGGTCTTTGACCAACATTCAGAAATCAACACTTCAAATTCATCAAGATTCAGGTGTTCCGGTCTCTCTAATGTCATGTGTATGTGAAGACGGATAAACTTGTTTCCTTCGGTAACTGGTATGACAGACAGTCTCTTTCCATACCTTAGAAAACCCTTACCAAAAACCGATTGATTCAGACGGTTTAGAAAGTGTCGTGTATTTTCAGAAACCTTGATCGGATCGAGATTAATACCAAAACGACCTTTGAAATCGTTACTTTCAATTCGTTGTTTCATGGTCAGTGTCACAGCAATTGGATTGGGGACACGTCTTTGATCGAAGTAATCTAAGTAGTCTGTTTTTGTTGGTAAATTCATTAAAACCTTCAACACCTTTAATCATTTGTTATTTTTATTTATATAAAATTTATCCTCGATTTATCATTTTTTGAAAAAAATTTTATATAACCAAATTTATATTGTTTATTTTGTGATAGATTGATTTATAATGGTTTTATGACTGATATTCTTCACATCTACACACGGGTTTCGACGTCCTCTCAGGAAGAGGAAGGAACCTCGTTGGAGACACAATTAGAGTTAGGTGTTCAACGAGCAGAAAAACTCGGTATGGACCACAAGGTTTGGAATGAAGGAGGAAGATCATCTTCTAAGGATGATCTTAGTAACCGACCAGTATTAACGGATCTTCTTCAGAAAGTTGATGATGGTGAAGTCCAACACCTTTATGTATGGAATACAGATCGTCTTTCGAGAAACCTCAACACTTGGGGAATGATCCGATTCAAACTGATTAAAAACGATGTCACTCTTCACACCCCCACGGGAAAACAAGTTCTATCAGATCCACAAACGAACTTGATGTTGGGAATATTGAGTGAAATTTCCCAATACGATAATCAGTTAAGAACGGAGAGATTTAGGTTAGGAAAACTTAAACGTATTAAACAAGGTGGATGGATGGGAGGTCCCCCACCTTATGGTTATTCACTCGATAACAGCAAACTTGTTCCAAACGAAGAAGAACAGAGGTGGGTTAAACACATCTTTGAGAGTTATAAAAATGGTGACTCGATCGATGAGATAAGAACACAACTTCTCAAAAGTGGTGTTGTTACCCGACGTGGTAATCCGGTTTGGTCTCATGGTTCGATAGATAAACTTCTCACAAATACTCATTATGAAGGTTATTACACATACACCGACAAGAAGTCGGGTGACACTCTTCGAATAGTCTGTCCAAGGTTGCTTGATCCGTCTTTAATTAAGTCGGTAAGGGATTTACGGGAAAAAAGGTCTTACGGTAAAACTGGGAACAGACGGACGAAGACAAGTAACCAGAAATATACATATCTTCTCACTGGACTGTTGGTTTGTGGTCACTGTGGTTCTCTATATGGTGGTAATTATAAGAAGACACAAACCTCTTATTATTCATGTCTCCAAAAGACCCATAAATTCAAAACCAAATACACCGACAAACATGTTGTGTGTGGATCTAACAGAAATATACGGATTGATAAAACAGACGAAGTTGTCTGGGATACTGTTGTAGATATCATCTCGAAATCACATACCTTCAAAGAAACAGTTAAAACTGAACTGTTAGGTAAAAATTCTTATAAGAAATCATCATCCGAACTCAAAAAACTTGAAAACAAACAAAAGAAATTGAAGAAAGAAGTCGATGATGTAACCGACTCGATCGTTAATTCTGAAAGTTTGGTCCTCATAGGAAAAAGGGACAAGGTAGAGGTTGAGAGGATCGTCAAAAACCTGGAAAAACATCGGTTGAGTCTAGAGACCCAAATTGAAGAAATTTCTCAGACACTTTTGGAAGATCAACAACAACGAAGGTGGGTTGATTGGGTAAAAGAATTTGGTAATCGGATCGACAAACTGAAAGATCCCGATTTCACCATTGAAGACCGTAAGAAATTTCTAGAAGGTGTTGTGAATAAAATACTGGTTACTAACAATGACGTTAGAGAGCATGAGTTGAAGATCGAGTTCCGTCTTCCATACGTGGGTGATAAGTTCGAGTATAATGATCCTTCGAACAAGTCAAAGGGTTACACCATAAAGAAAGGTCGAAAGACTAAGAAAGTGGTGACAGATTTGTTAAAAAAAACAATAGGATAGGGATGAATAGATGTCATTATATATCGAAATTTATTCCATCACTGTCGAGTAAGTTTAAGCGGTGAAATTAAAAGGAGAAAATTATGGAAGGGTTAACAGCAGCAGGATTTGTATTTGGATTTTTAGGGCTTGTTGCATTTGTCCGTTTGGAAAAATTAACCAAAACC